AAAGCAATCATCTCTTACGCTGATAGTGATTTCCATAATGGTACAATCTATCGCGCTTGTAACTTTAAATATTGCGGACTCACAGACCCAAAGAAAGATTTCTACTATGCAGACGGAACTAAACACTCTAGAGGCAAAATTAAAGGTGCTGAAGGAGAGTGGAAAGAACGTTCCCAAAAACACAGATATATAATGATATTTGATAAAAAACTTGAATGTTTGTGGAAAAATGATAAGTGTGCTAAAATAAATGAGTCCGTGTGAAGGAAGTTTAATTTCTCCCTCTAATTGCAAAATTAGGGGGATTTCTTATTGATAAATAACTTATAACGGAACTCAATAAAATTAATAAAATGGGTCTTAGTCGTTTAAATAATTTTCTAAAGAATCCAAGAGGTGAGATCATTTATGTTGATCCCTCAAGTTTAGACTCTACTGATAGTATTGAAAATCAGGGAAACTCTCTTACTAGACCATTTAAAACTCTTCAAAGAGCTTTAATTGAGGCAGCAAGATTTTCTTATCAAGCGGGAAAAAATAATGATAGGTTCGGTAGAACAACGATTATGCTCTATCCTGGGGAGCATCTTGTTGATAATAGACCTGGGTTAATTCCAATTCATGAAGCTCCAATTTCTGGAAATAATTTCTTAGCAAGATCTGGAACTCCTACTAATAATTTTTATGAATTAGATGCTGCAACTAATTTTGATTTAGAATCTCAAGATAATATTCTTTATAAGTTTAATAGTATTCATGGTGGAGTTGTTGTTCCTAGAGGGTGTTCTATTATTGGACTTGACTTAAGAAAAACAACAATTAGACCAAGGTACGTACCAAATCCAGAAAATGATCAAATAGAAAGATCTGCAATCTTTAGGGTAACTGGAGCTAGTTATTTCTGGCAATTTACTTTACTTGATGGAAGTCCAAGTGGATATGTATATAAAGATTATACAAATAATAAGTTCATTCCTAATTTTTCTCACCACAAATTAACTGGATTTGAATATGCTGATGGTGTTAATGATGTAGTCATTAGTGATGATTTTACTACCTGGGTTTCGACCAGAACTGATCTTGAAATGTATTATGAAAAGATTGGTATTGCATTTGGACCTTCAAGTGGTAGACCAATTCCTGCAGCAGGAAGTATCTATGGCGACTATCCTTCCACAATTGATATTGAACCAAAAATTGATGAATTTAGAATTGTTGGATCTCCTGCCGATAGTGTAGGTATTTCAAGTATCAAGGCTGGAGACGGTGCAACTTCATCAACGACTGTTACTGTATCTTTTAACGCACCATCCTCAGTATTCCAAGTAGACTCTCCAATTAGAGTACAAGGTGTAACAGCTTCTGGATATAATGGACAGTATGTTATAAGTGAAGTTGTAAGCGCAAGTGAAATCAAATACGTTGTACAAAATCCACCATCCCAACCACTTCCCACTATTAATGGATCTCCTACGGTAACCGCTGTAGTTGATACTGTATCTTCAGCATCTCCATATATTTTCAATGTTTCTCTACGCTCCGTATTTGGAATGTGTGGACTTCATGCTGATGGTGATAAGGCAACTGGATTTAAGTCTATGGTTGTCGCTCAATTTACTGCGATTGGTCTACAAAAAGATCCAAATGCTTTCATTAAATATGACCCAACATCAGGATCATATTTGGATTATACCTCTCCTGGAAATGAAAATATTGGGTCAGACTCTAAGGCAAGATATAATCCAAAATACGAGAACTATCATATTAAAGCATCAAATGATGCTATTCTGCAGTTAGTTTCTATCTTTGCTATTGGATATGCAAATCAATTTGTTGCTGATCAGGGTGGTGATCTATCGCTAACAAACTCCAACTCAAACTTTGGTGCTAGAGCTCTAATCGCCAGAGGATTTAAAAGAGAGGCATTCTTAAAGGACGATACGGGATATATTACTCACATCATTCCTCCCAGAGAATTGGAGACAGATGAGATTACTGTCGAATTCTTAGGTATAGATGTTGGAGTAACCACTTCTGTGGGCGCCGCAGCAACCACAAAACTTTACTTATATGATTATAAAGATCTAGATAACCCACCAAATAGTGTTATTCAGGGATATAGATTTGGAGCCAAATATAATGATAGGCTGTATTTGACTATAATTAGACATGATTATGGGACTGAAAAAGTTTCAACTCCAATTTTAATGGAAGGAACTCCCGGAACTGGAGCTGAAGCTGTTGCTAAGAAATCATTTACAGTTGGAATATCTGGAGTAGGAGTAAATCTAATACAAAATAATGTTCTGACCTTAACTTCTCCACATACTTTAAAAACTGGAGAAAGTGTTAGGGTACTGAGTGCTAATGGTTCTCTACCTGATGGAATTACTTTCAACCAAGTTTATTATGCAATTACCTCAGAATACTCACCTTCTCTACTTCCAAATCAAATTAAATTAGCGCAAACTGTTAACGAATCTATTAACGATAGTCCAGTGACTATTAATAGTAGAGGTGGTTTATTGACTGTAGAGAGTAGGGTTTCTGATAAAGTTCCTGGAGAAATTGGTCATCCAATTCAGTGGGATTCTGTTAAAAATCAATGGTTTATAACAGTTCCTGATACTAATGATAACCAAATTTATACTCTTATTAAGAATTATGGGTATGCAGTTCTGGGTGAAACTACATCAAAAACATATTTGAAAAGAAGACCAGACCCAAGACCTTTATCTGATACCATTTTTAGACTTAGGTATGTTATTCCAAAAGATTCTTCCATCAAAGGAAGACCTCCATTGGATGGATTCATTCTTCAAGAATCCAATAGTTCAATGCCCGCAACAACAGCAGAAATTCAAAAATTCTTTGGGTCAACTTATCAAGAACTTAGCAACTCTACGGAATTAAGAAATCCAAAATTCATTTCATATGCTTATTGGGTCGATCAACCAGGGTTTGGAAAAGTTGCGATTATTTCTACGGAAATGCCCCATAACTTATTCTTTGGATCCGAAGTTGAAATTCGTAATATTGTAAGTTTGGGTAACTTAACAGCAGAGTATGGTAAAGGATTTAATGGAAACTTTAGAGTCCTAACTACAATCTCTAGAAAAGAATTTGTCATCTCACTTCCCAATAATCCAGGAATTTTCTTAAGTAATACTGCTGTTAGAACTGCTTCTCTTCCTTATTACAAGAGGAAAAAATATCTTGGGACATACGTTGTATATCGTACACAAGAAATTCAAGAATATATTCAGGGAGAAAAGGATGGAATTTATTATCTAACCATTATAAATTCTGGTAATGGACCATCAGTAACTCCATTTAGGGGAGATACGGTCGCAACTACAGATATTTACGGAAATGCAATTCCTGAAGATATCTTATCGTTCCAATCCACTGGTGACAAATATTTACAACCAATCCAGTATCTATATCCACAAACAAATAGAGATAATCCTGTATCAGATCCTCCTCCTTCAGTATCTTATGCTCTTCCCGATCCAATCGGTCAAGTTATTATTAATAATCCTGAGCATAGTATTTCTAAAGAGACTCTTGGAAGATCACTTGTGGACCTTGGTGTTGGTGTTGGTCTAACGAATATTGTTTCTCAATTGGATGGTCCATCTGTTTCTCAATACAATCATACAATTTACACAAGACTTGAGCATGGATATAACAGACTTACTGGACTTACAATTTTAAGTGGCGGTTATAATTATGGATTTGGAGTTTCGGGAACTTTATATAATGCTCGTTTAGTAAATCCTGGAATTACTCCATTTACTGTAGGCGAAGCTGCTACTGCTGCAATTAAAGTTAATTCTAGTGGTTCTATTACTGGAATTAGTGTAATGGATGGTGGTAGTGCGTATAAAGTTGGTGATGTTCTTGCTGTTGTTGGTGTTGTAACTGCTGCTGGATCTGGACTTGGTATTCACACTATTGGATTAGTTCAAGTAACTAACATTTATGATAACGTTAATGATACTGTTTCTGTACAGGGGGTTGTTCCACCAGTTTATGATGGATATAATACTCTTTATAAGATTACATCAGTACCAACTCCAACTTCACTTGCAGTAAAATCTACTGATGCTGTTTCTGCGGCTAATCCTCTTGGTATTGGAGCTACATTTACTTTATATTCAGTTCTTCAAAACAATGCTCCTTCGATAAAAATTAGTAATCTTACTTATGATTATAGGACTGGAATTGCGACTGTTAACTGTACAGACAGTCATGGAATTTTCGTCGATAGTAAAGTGAAACTTGGTGGATTTGACCAATCTATTCTGAATAGTTATTCTATTGTTAAGAAAATTAATAGTTTCACTTCATTTAATATTAAACTTGGAATTAGCACTGTAGCAATTTCTACTGGTGGTAGCGATTTAACCGTTTATAAGGCTGGATTTGGTGCTAATGGTGGTGCATTAAGTAGAGAAAAGGAAAGAGTATCTGCTAGACTTGTTACTGAATATGCTGGTATAACTACTGTTATAGGTGCAACAATTAATGATACCACAGTATCTACAGTGGTCATTCAAAATGTACAAAATTTTGATTTTAAAATTGGAGACTTTTTCTCAGTCGATGATGAAATTTTTAGAATTAAAGCAGCTCCTGGAATTGGAAGTGCTTTATCAAATCCAGTTTCTGTATTCAGAGGCGTATTTGGATCTAGAAAGTCTCCACACCCGATTGGATCTTCTGTAAGAAGAATTTATGCTAGACCTTCTGAATTAAGAAGACACTCTATTGTAAGAGCATCTGGACATACCTTTGAATATGTTGGATTTGGTCCTGGAAATTATTCTACAGCTTTACCAAGTTATCAAGATAGGGAATTAAAACCAGCAGAAGATTTGATATCTAAATCTCTTCGCGTTAATGGTGGTATTAACGTATTTACTGGAATGAATAATGACGGTGACTTCTTTATTGGTAATAAGAGAGTAAGTTCTGCTACTGGTCAAGAGGAAATTTTTGACGCACCAGTTCCATCAGTTACTGGTGAGGATATTACTTCAACTTTAGGTGGTCTAAGTGTTGGATTTGATTTAATTACTCCACTTGAAGCAAAGATTGATAGATCGATTAGAGTTGATGGTGGATCCGATAACAATGTTACTTCGGAATTTAACGGACCAGTTATCTTTAACAACCAAATTATTTCTAACACAGAAAGAGGAGTGCAAGTTAAAAATCTTGTTCTTCAAGGTGAATCTGATACAACTCAAAAAATAAGCGTTGGAATTTCTACTCCTACAGTTGCTGGTGATTATGGTGATGTTACATTTACTGATAATCCAATAAGTGGTGGATATGTTGGTTGGGTATATACTATTGATAATAAATGGGAAAGATTTGGTCCTATTCAACAAACTGATAGATATGTAGGTATTTGGTCGGGAAGTGGATTAAACGTTCCATCATTCTTTGGAGATGGTTCTGGACTCTATAACGTTTCTGATATTTGGGAAACCGATGCTGTTGGTATTCATACTATTGCAAATATTGGTATCGGAACACTATCTGCAAAAGTTGGAGTTTCTCTGTATGTAAATGGAAGAGTTGAAATTTCTGGACTTAGTACATTTACAAATACAACTCAATCTACAAGTGAATCTACTGGTTCAGTTGTTATTAAAGGTGGAGTTGGAATTGGTAGCAACTTAAATGTTGGTCAAGATTTTGGAGTAATTGGCGAGAGCACATTCGCAAATAACGTTTATATTTCTCCTTTATTGGATGTTACTGGGCAATCTAATTTTGATACAGTTCGAGTTTCTGGAATATCTACCTTTGAAAATAGAGTTGGATTTGATACTTATGTTTTTGTTGGAAATGGGCTAAGAGTTGCTGGAATCACTACTTTTAATAGTAATGTTTTCTTCGGATCAGTTCCATATAGAGCTCTAATTTCAAGTTATGCTATTGTCTTTGGGGTTTGAGTATTTTGCTAAATAATAGAAAGTTAAAAAAAGTCACACAATAAGAGGGTCTAATGGCTAGAAAACTGATTTATGGTCCTGATATTCTAGGTTTTACTCCATCTACCGGTATTTTAACGGCAAAAGGATATATTCCTGGACAAAGAGTATTACTGATTAATAATCAAACAATCAATACTTCTATTTTTAATTTTTCGGACCCTCTAACAACAGTAACAACAAATTATGATGGAGTAACAAACAAAACTACGATAGATTTATCTGTAGATACTTCGTCAATGAGTGCAACTGATAAACTTCAGATTTACTATGAAACTGAGGATGTTACGTTTGAACCCGGCGCTGCTTATGTTGATGGCGTAAACAAATTTAGAGTTAGTGAAGGTCAATCTCTAATTGATACAGACTTTGAATATGGTCTTCAATATTCAAAGTGGGAAACGTTAAAGCAAGTTAATAATATTCCGACAACATATTCTCTTGCTGCTGCTACACAAGATCCCATTACAGTATCAAGTATTGATGTTAAGAGAAATGGTACAACTGTAACTGTTAATTGTGCAGAACCTCATAATTTAATTCCAGGATCAATCGTAGAAATTATTGGTCTTGTCGAAAGTTTATACGAAGGAACATATATTGTTAGTTCTGTTGCTGATGTAGATACATTTACTTATAAAGTAAAATTTAAGGCAAACAAATGGAAAAATCTATTAACTCCATATACCTTAGTATATCCTGGAGCATTTTATACTGGTTCTGGGGTTAATGTTCTTAACGTCGAAACAGATGCAAATCCTGTTGCAACTGGATCTACAATTACTGTAACAACTCTAACTGACCATGGATTTAATGATGGAACCAAACTTTATCTTAAATCTTCTAGAGCTGTAAAAGTAAAGAAAATTGATAGTCCTGTAAATATTATTGCTGGAACAGCAACAACAACTCAAAGATCAACGATTAATTCATCTACAACTCCTAACGATAGTCGATATTTTGCAAATAAACCTATTATTATTGATGATTGGATGGGAGATTTTGAGATTAACTTCCCATTCTCTGCTGTTAATACAACAACTGGACAATTTTCTTATACGAGTAATCAACAGGTTGGTGTTGCTAGAACCACTCCGTTGGTTACTGGCGATGCAATTTCATTCTATACTCCTGTAGGTAATACTCTTCCTGGAGGAATTACATCTTTCAGAACATTCTATGTATTTAATGCTTCTTCTGTAACAACTGGAATCACTACAACAAATAAAATTGGAGTAACGACGACTACTTTCAATATTGCAAGCAGTTGGGGAAGCACCACACCATTTGTTCCAACCAGCACTGGTAATACTTTATATGGAAATCATAGACTTATTGTTGGTAGAAAAGTTAATAATATTACGAGACAGGATGTAATTACATTCAGTAAAGCGCATAATTTTAAAGTTAATGATACTTTAGTAGTTGTTTCTCCAAGTGCAGTTTCTGCTGTAACCAGATCTAGATCTAATCACACAAAAAATGAATATTCATATTATTATGTTAGAAAAGTAAATAGTTCTACTCAAATAGAAGTATCTACTACTCAAGGTGGTAGAATTGCGAATATTAATAGTGGGAGTTCGACAGTAACCCCAGTTGCATCAAATATTTGTGTTTTTGCTAAAGTTAAAGCACATCCATATGCAAATTGCCTCTGGTTACCACCTCAAGTTGGATTTGCAACGCACCCATATGAAACTGGTGATACTGTTACATATACTGCTTCTGGTGGTGTTGGATTTGTACCTGCAGGATTAACTAATAATGAAAACTATATTTTAAGAAGAAGATATCCAAATAGATTCTGGTATGATCTACATCCAAAAACAACTCCTGATATAAATGCTCCAATTAATCTTGTCTTTAGTAATGCAGCTGCAGGAAATGTTTATGCTGGTATTCATACTATATCAAGATCAACGCCAAGTTTAGCCGCTTCTACTTTTAGAATTTCTCTTCCACCAAGAGGTGGAATAAACAATAACAAATATTTACAATACTCTTCTGGTATAACTGTTTCTGCTGTTGGCGGACTTGTTAATAATGGATATTATTACGCTAAGACAGGAGATAAAGAAACTATTATTAACCCAGGAATTAGCACAGTAAATGATAGATTTAGACTCGCAGATGTAACTGCTGAAACTAGCATTTATGCTGTTGCATATTCCAAAAACCAAACTTACATGGACATTTATGTAAATAATACAAATGTCGTTGGTTATGGAATTAGTGTTGGTAAAATGATTCAAGTTTCTGGATTTGACGGTACTGCATATGAGCAAAATATTTTAAATGGATTGCATTATGTTACTGGTGTTACAACTGCTACCAGTGGTACATATAGATTAAAACCAAGAGTTAGGGTATTTTTCCCAATCGCAACTAAAAATAGATTTAACTCAGTATCAATTGTAGGAGGAACTAAGAGTTTAAAAAATACTAGGGTTTGTGGTATTGTTTCTTTCTCTTCATCTGGTGGAATTGGAACTCACTTCTTATACGATAACAATGATAATGCTGCTGATGGATTATATGAAATTGAAAATTGTTCTGGAACTACATTTACATTTAATACTGGTGTAGAAATACCAACAATTGTTAAAACCTTTACTGGAGGAACTGCTGCAGGTAATGTTGGATGGGGCACCACTGCTTCCAGTCCACTTATTAATTCGACTTGGATCAGAGTTTTAAATCACAACTATTCTGACGGTACACAAGTTGTTTATAATGTTGGTACAGGAAATTCTGTAATCGGTGGATTGGTAAATGGAACAGAATATTATGTTAGAGTTCGTGATAAAAATCACATTGGATTGACTACTATTGCAGCAGAGGCTGTAGATAGAATTCTTGATGATAATGATTATTTAATTATTTTCAGCAGTGCTGGTGCTAATGCTGCTCACTCTTTAACAACAAATAGTATTAAGGGATTCCTAACCGGACCAGGAACTGTTGGATTCTCAACTACATCGCAAATTATTACTGGAACTAAACAAACTAGATTTAACTCTGATTTTTCTATTGGAGATATCTTTAGAGTTTATACATTAAAACCATCTGGAAATGGTCCAGGAACTTATTTTCAGTCTAGAATTACTCAAATCAAAAATAACCAAATTTTACAAATTGAAGAAATTCCTGAATATAATTCATCCGCTTCAAATTATTTTGTCCCAACAAGACTGTATCCTATTTCGGATTCAAGAATTTCACATAGATCTTATGATGGTGGAATTTCGATGACTGCTGGTTTAGTACCAAATACTCAAGTAATTCGACAAACAAGAAGATACTTTAAGTATCAATCTGGTAAGGGAATTCAATGTTCAATGGCTGTTAACTTTAACCCAACCATTGATATTGATCAAATTACTCCATATGGATCTGTTGGTGTTACTACAATTGCTTTAATTGATTGTAAATATCCTCATGGACTGTCTGATAATGCAACTGATCTTGAAGATCTAAGAATTCATGTTATGGGATGTGAAGGTCCATATGATGACGATTATAATCAAGATTTCCCACTGGTTGAGATTATTGATCAATACTCATTCACCGTTGCATTCCCAGATGAAGTACCTAGAAGAGAACCTTTAGGGTTCCCCAAATTCTCAATAATCAATTGGGGAGATGCTGATGTAAGTATTAAATGTGGAATGTTTGATTCTCAAAATGGATTCTTCTTCAAATATAATGGATCTAAACTATACTGTGTAAGAAGATCTTCAACTACTCAATTAGCTGGATGGGTTAATGTACAAACCTTAGAAACTGAAGTGAGAGGCGTAGACACTAGTTTTGTAGAGCAACTTGCAGCTAATGATAGAATGATCATTAGGGGTCAGACCTATAAAGTCATTAGAGTTGTTGACGACGATCAAGTTTATATTCAACCAGGATATAGAGCTCCAAGTCAAAGAAGAATCTTTGCAAGTAAAGTAATTGATACTGAAGTTCCACAAGAAGAGTGGAGTATTGATCCTTGTGACGGTACAGGTAGATTTGGATATGATCTTGATGTTAACAAGATTCAAATGATTTACATGGATTATTCTTGGTATGGTGCTGGTAAGATTCGTTATGGATTTAAAGATCAAACAGGAAACTTAAAATATATTCATGAATTTGTACATAACAATGATTTTACTGAAGCATACTTTAGATCTGGAAACCTACCAGTTAGATATGAAATTGAGACCCTGGATACACCTTTATTCAGCCCAACACTTTATCATTGGGGAGTATCTGTTATTATGGACGGTGGATATGATGAAGATAAAGGATATCTATTCAGTGCTGACTCAAATGCTTTACCATTTACGAATGGTGGTTACTCAAATAATGGTAGTGGAACAAGACCTGTTGGAAGCACTACAAGTGGATCTAAAATTATCACTGCAATTAACGCTACCGAAGCAAGTACCCTTGTTGTCGGTGAAATAGTTGAAGATAATGCATCAACCACCACATTCCCATCTGGAACTAAAATTACCTCTATTGAAATTGATCAGACAAATGCAACTACAAGATCAAGTAATACTTATCAAGTTACAGTAAATAAAAATGCAACATCGTCTGGATCTAAGACATTCAACGTGTATTCTGGAACGTCTGATTTAATTAAAAACTATGTACCTCTAGTATCCATTCGTCTTGCACCTTCTGTGGATAATGGACTAACTGGTTCTCTTGGATTTAGAGATTTGATTAATCGTATGCAAATTGTTCTTAGAGAAGCAAGTATTTTAACAACTCACGACTGTGAAGCTGCTCTTTATCTAAATTCTGAACTTTCTGATGATAACTTTGTTCAAGTTGGTCCTCCAAGTTTGTCTCAAATTTATAAGCATGAAGTTGGAGATTACTTCGCTGGTGGTACAAAAATTTACTCCTTCAGAGTATCTGGTGGTGGTATTGTTAATGCTACCAGCGGTAAGAGAGGGTTAAATATTTCTAAGATTGATCTTACTGATATTGCTGTCCTAGGAAACTCAATTCTCGGTGGTGATAGAGTATTCCCCGATGGTCCAGACATTTTAACTTTGGTTGCAAAACCAATTGATACTTCTCAGATTACTGGTTCATCGCCATTAATTCTATCTGCACGTATCACCTGGGCTGAACAACAAGTTTAATAAATATAAAAAATAGGGTGGAGAGTGAAACCCCATGGCTATCAATAAAAACTTCATTGTTAAGAACGGTCTTGAGGTCGGCACCAACGTAATTGTTGCTGATGAATCCACCAAAAAAGTGGGAGTTGGAACTACTCCCACTTCATATAAACTTGAAGTTTTTGGTGGACTTGGAACAAAAGATCTAAATGTAACTGGTGTTTCTACTTTATCAACTTTAAGTGTTGTTGGAGTAGCATCTTTTGTAAACTTAAGACCTCAAGGAATTTCTTGCACTGGTGTTGTTACTAGTGCTCAGTTTTCAACTGGATACCCTGGATTAGCAACTGCTATTGGAATTACTACCGATACTATCAGTGGTCCTTCGGAATTATTCATTGACCCCGCTCCAATAGGAACTGATCTTGGAGTTTTGCACATTAAAGGTGATTTATATGTAGATGGATCCTATGTTTCTCTATCTGCTGGAGATTTGGATGTATCTGATAAACTTATTGGTATATCTTCTAATGTTTCTCCTGACGATGCAACGACTGCTGATCAGAGCGGTATAAAAGTTTATGGTACAACAGATAAGACTTTTGTATATAATTATGGAACAGATTCTTGGCTATCTGATCAGAATTTAGATATTTCCTCCGGAAAAGTATATAAAATTGGTGGAGCACAAGTATTATCTAGTACTAATTTGGGGTCTGGGGTTACAATTTCCAGTTTACAAAATGTCGGTACACTTAAAAATTTAAACGTACAGGGTTATATAAACGCTACTGGAGGAATTGTAGGGATATTAACTGGAAATTCTACCGGGTTAAGTGGAACTCCAGATATACTTGTTGGTTTGGTAACTGCAAGTACGGTATATGTTGGAGCAGCATCAACTTTAAATTCGAGTGGAATTGATGTAACTGGAATAGTAACTGCATCATATTTTGTAGGTGATGCTAGAAATTTATTCAATGTTCCAATCAGTTCTAGGTGGTTAATTAATAATTCTGGTATTCATACCCTTGCAAATGTTGGAATCGGATCTACACTTCCAACATCAAAATTAACGGTAACTGGAGATTCCAGAATCACTGGAGTAGTAACGGCTCAAAAGTTTGTTGGCGACGGATCTGGACTAACTGGTGTAGTTGGAAGTGGTAGTGGTACTATTGTCCAAGATGATGGAGTACTTGTTGGTACTGCTGGTACAATTAATTTTGGAAATAATTTAATCGTTTCTTCAATTTCTGCTGGTTTAGTTACAGTTACTGCAGAAGGATCTCCTTGGCTTTTAAATTCATCTGGTATTCATACAACTTCCAATGTTGGTGTAGGAACCACAAATCCAATTGCACGTTTAGATGTTTTTGGAAGTGTTTCAGTAGGTGATAGTACGACATCTAATGCATCAATTACTAGAAAAAATACAGATTCTGGATTAGTTTTAAGTGGAAATGGTGCAAATATTGAACTTTATGGTTCTACTCATGCATCTTTTGCAGATAGAGCTTATTATGATTCTCTAAATCATAATTTTAGAAATGTTGATTCCTCAGTAGTTTATGCAACTATAAGCACTGATACTTCTTACTTTAATAATGCCGTTTTAATTGGATCAGCAACTTCAACTGGAACTGTAGATCAAGATCTTCAAGTTACTGGCGGTGCTTATGTTTCTGGTAATCTTGGTATAGGAACCACAAATCCAAATTCAAAATTATCTGTTTTCGGGTCTGTTGATATTTCTGGTGGAACAGTTACAATTGGATCTACTATATTCCAAGGTAACAGTAGACTTGGTTGGGGAGTTGGTAGTTTCAATACGACTAATTTAAGTTTTGGAATTAATGCAGGTGCAGCAACTACAAATGGAACTTCAAATATTGCTATAGGTCATTCCTCCCTTTACTTAGCACAAACTGGATTTGGAAATATTGCTATAGGAAATTCTGCAAGTAGAGGGTTAAAGAGTGGGAATGGAAATGTTGCGATTGGTCATAGAGCATTGAGTGCTCCTTTCCAAGTAGATTTGACTGGAAGTGGTAATATTGCTCTTGGTTATTTGGCTGGAAGAGATTTATCTTTAGGCGCAAGTGGAAACGTAATTATTGGTAGTGCAGATCCATCACTTTCATCTCCGACTGGTCCTGTTCTAGCACCACCACTTCCAAATGGTAGCGAGCAACTTGTAATTGGATCTTATAATGGAGCATGGGTTTATGGTACTAGTGATTATAATGTTGGATTGGGGATAACTAATCCATCCTACAAACTCCAGGTAAATGGAACCGTAAGAGGTAATCTATTCATCGGTGATGGATCTGGTCTTACTGGATTCAACGCAACTGGTGTTGGTATGGAGGTTCGTGATAACGATATTCTTGTTGGTGTTGCGACAATTATAAACTTCGGTGATAATGTTAATGTAACTCAAATTTCAACCGGTATAATCACTGTAACTTCCCCAAGAAGTCAATGGGTTAATACTAATGCAGGTATTCATACACTTTCCAGTGTTGGTATTGGTAGCACAAATCCACAATCAAGATTAACTGTATATGGTGATGCAAGAATTTCTGATGGACTATCGGTAACTGGTGTTACGACAATTACAACCATAGGTGCGGATGTAGCAACATTAAGAATTAAATCAGATTATACAGATGCGAAACTAGTTATTGAAAGGGATGAGATTGTAGATAAGGCTCAAATAGAATTTTACAGTGAAGAACTAGGTGCAAATGATTTTACCATTGGTTTATCTGGAGACAGAGTTTTTAACTTCTTAGATCAAAATGGAAGTCAACTCGTCGGCATTGATACTACTGGAAATGTTAAGGTTGTAGGTATAGTAACTGCTAGTAAATTTGTTGGTGATATTACTGGTACTAACTTTAATATTACTGGAATATCAACACTTGAGAGTGTCCAAACAAATGGATTAAGGGTTTCTGGAATTACAACTACCGATTTCTTGAATATTTCTGGAACAACTGTAATTAACAACTCTAGACAACTTCAAAATATTGCTTCTCTTGATGCAACGACAACTGCGACCATTGAATCTGCAATTGCAAATGCTCCAAATAATTTTACAAATATTAGCGTATCTGCTGGTTCTACCTTATCAACTCTTAATGTAACGGGAGTTTCTACTTTTACTGCAGTAGGTATTACTACACTAACAGTTTCTCAATTAACTGTAAGTGGAATTGTAACTGCTCCTGTAGTCTCTATTTCAACTGTAGCAGGATCTCAAACAGGAACTGGGACGACAATCACGGCATCTAATGGATCGATTTCCTATATTAGTTTACCAACATCTGGAACTGCACATAGTATTACTGTTTCTTCTTCGACTCCAGGTCAAAACCTGAAACTTTTTGTTCTCAATCCTACCACTGCAAAGACTGTTACTTTCTTCGTTGGACCTGTTGGTGCTGCTGTTTCTATTCCTAATGCTGGTGTTTCTACTTTCTCAGCAACGACAAATGGCGGAACATGGGCTATTGGTGCAAAATATATGGTAGATATGATCTTCCTCGCAGGTCCATTAGGTGTAACTACAGCAACACATACGTTCTTTACTCTTACCTGAGGACGCCTTAAAAACTGTCACACCCTCTTTCCAGATCTGGAAGGAGGGTTTTATAATGTGGGGAGATACAAACTTCTGATGTACTCAAATACCGAAAGACTCGTTTTTGTTGGGAGTCTTCTTTTGTTGATGAATTGGGGGGTTCGTCTCACTCAGGTGATTATCAATGCTGTACTTTGATCATTCTGGTCGAGGATACTCAAAAAAACGCTGCGAAAATACTGTAGATTGGTTTTTTGATAAGTATCTTCCCCGCCATAAAATTGACCTAACTATTGTCCATCGAGGTCTTAGGAGAGAAAGTGTATTTGGATGGGCAAACATTGAGGATGATACGTATCGCCCGCGTTGCTTTTTGATTGAGATTCAAAGTAATCTTAATTCCCATACATATTCCACAACTCTTTTACATGAACTCTGGCATGTTTATCAGTGGGTTATGGGAGATTTAAAGGAAAAGAGGTTGAAAAGAATCTGGAAAGGTATCGATCATACCGAAACAGATTATCAAGATCAACCTTGGGAACAAGAAGCATCTTTTATGGAGCAAAAATTGTACCTAGAGTACTTGACGGATGTTTCAAAAGGGTATATACTTTAAACAATGACCAAGGTTGGTCAGATAAACCCTTGAGATAAGGTATCTCGCATAAGGGTATTCTTAACTTTAATTTCACAGGAGTGAATAAAATGGCGATGAAAGATCGTACAGTGTACGACAATTACTCTTCTATGAAGAGGGGTGGTGTAGAAAGTCCACGTCTAGCACGTGCACCTATTACAAGGGTGTACAGTTTAAAAGAACAAATTCTGGAACAATCTAAGTTGTTGTCGGAAGATCCAAATCATGAAGTTGAACTTAAACTTTATGAAAGTGAGAATGCTGTTCAGGTACTGAAGCAACGTACAGTTGCCGACAGCGTAATCCTTGGAGAAGCACAGCGGCAATTTACTAAAAGTCATAGCAAGAAAATTGCTAAGAGTGTATTTGATGTTTGCGTTCGTGGTGTTTTCCAGTCGGTTCAGGATAAAAATGGGTTGAACAAATTGTTTGACCAGCAGCATTCTTTGACTGGACTTCTTGATAATGTTGATGGGAACAAAGATTTTACCGTTCCTTTTGCAGTTACTGTTCTAAAAGATAACTCTAAAGTATCTGCAACTGATATTTGTGCTTTTGGATATGATTGTGTTAACAACAAGTCTAAAAAAAGCAATCCAGTTGAAAATTTTTATATTGGATTGAACTCTGGAAATCCAAAGTGTATCAAAATCTATGAACACTTGGACAATCTTGAATTGGATGTAATGGAAAACAACTATAAAGTTTTTCCAGAATCTCCTAATCGTTTTTCTCTTGAAGGATTTGCTCTTTTCCAAGGAGTTTATGATGGAAAAAACCTTGCCCCATGGGTTCGGTATATGAAAAAATCTGTAGGAATTTTGCGAACTTCTTATAGCAATAGTGCTTATGCAAAGGTAAATCCAACCAAGGCAAAGATTCTTAATATTTACGATATGAAGGGAGTTTCTTATCTTTTGTATCGTGTGAGCACTCTTGCTGATACCATTAATTTTGATCAAGAACACTTGCAGTATGCAATCGAATCTTATTGGAATCGTCACACTGAAATGTTGCATCTTGATGGTGAAAAAATGAATCGTTTGAACACTCCCAAAGTTTCTGGACTTTGGGAAGAAAGTGTCGCTTATAATTATGTTTTGCGAGCATATAATCGTTTTGCGATTGAGAAGTCAGTTCCTCTTCTTGATTTGAAGCAACTCTTTCCCAATGTCTGGCAAGTCTACCACCCTGCTGGCTGATAGACAGTTTAATGATCGTCACATGGGGTCCTGCGGGACCCCTTTTTGTGCTATAATAGTTCCATACGCGATGAGACCTGTGTTCCAACTGCGCCCCCACCAACAACGTGCTCTGGATGCCCTGCTGCAGCACCGCAAGGGTCAGGTTATTTTCCCGACTGGTGGTGGTAAGACCAACGTTGCAATCTTCGATGCAATTCGTGAGTTTCAATCCGATGCTCCTAAGACGATTGTAGTTGTTGCTCCTCGCATTATGCTTGCTGAGCAACTGTCTTCTGAGTTTCTTGAGTTTATCACCACTGTTGCTGTTTTGCACGTTCATAGTGGTGAAACGCATCACCAGAGCACCACGAAACCTGCTGAGATCTACAACTGGTCCCGTCGTGCCTACAAGCATCAACTGATCTTCACTACCTACAACTCTCTGCAGCGCCTGCAGCAGGCAGATCTTCACGTTGACACCATTTACTTTGATGAAGCACACAACTCGGTTCAGCGTCACTTTTTCCCTGCTACGGAGCACTTCGCTTCTAATGCTGACCGCTGCTATTTCTTCACTGCTACTCCTAAGCATTCTGCTACTGTTTCCAAGCCTGGTATGAATGATGGTAAAGTTTATGGTCAAATGATCTGCAACGTTCCTGCCCCTGAACTTGTTGAGGGTGGTTTCATTGTGCCCCCTAAGGTTGTGGTGCAGCAGTTTGAGATGCTGGGTAAGGGTCAGATCGTTGCTGATGTGGATTGTGAGAATCTGATTCAGACCATCGACGCTCAGGAAGTTGGTAAGGTTCTGATTTGTTCCAAGGCAACCAAACAGATTACTGCTTTGGTTTCTCAGACTGATTTCTGCAAGCAACTGGAAGACCGTGGTTTCTCTTGGATGTATATTACTTCCAAGACTGGTGCCGTGATTGATGGTCGTAAGGTCAATCGTGAGGTGTTCTTCGACACCCTGAGTGCCTGGGGCAAGGACAACGACAAGAAGTTTGTTGTGCTACATCACAGCATCCTCTCCGAGGGCATCAACGTGTCTGGTCTGGAGGCAGTGCTGTTCATGCGGTCCATGGACTATATCGGCATCTCTCAGACCATCGGTCGGGTCATCCGCCTGCATACTGAAGACGCAGCGGCGCTCAGGAGCGGCAGGATCGCCCCTGGCGCCCTTCAGGACTACACCAAGTCCTTTGGGTTGGTCTGCATCCCTGTCTACTCTTCTGTGGGCATCAGCACCGCTAAGAAGGTACAAGCGGTGGTGGACCTTGTATTCAACCAAGGTCAACCTGCTATTTCTGTGGTGAAGCGATGAAAGAAGGATTTATTACAACTGATGGTTATGCTGCTGTCCCTTGGGGCAAAAGACTTGTGGTTATTTTTAATGGAGAGCAATTGACTGATGTAAGTACAGTAAAGCAGGCTCAAAAGTTTATTAAGAATCATAGGTCCAATCCTCAAACTGGCACAGTCTTTGTCCCTTAACTCATTTTTATCCTATAATAAACATGTCCAAAACAATTACCATGAAAACTGAATTTGTTTGTGTTAAACCGAAGTCGAACAAAGCAAAAAATAGGTTTGCGAATCAGATGAATGGATTTCATTCTTGTCGAGTAGAACAAAAAAAAGATGGAAAGATGTTTCTAGCTTCGATTACTGGTCAATACTTTTTTTGGATTCCTAATGGTGGTGATGAGCATTGGGAAATTATAAAATGAAGAATCTTTTTATATTGTTTTTTGTCGTTTCTTTTTCTCTACCTTCTTCTGCAGAAGTTAGGTTTAGGAATAGGATAGTTTCTTTTAATTCTGACCGTGTTTGCTCCAATTTAATTGGGATACCTAAAAATTCTGATAAAGTTTCTTATGAAGAGTGGGGGAAATTTCAATCTTGTCTGAGATTTTTTGAATTGGTTGATGGAGTTTATTAAGAAATATAAAATGTATTAAATAATCATAGAATAGGAGAAAAATTATGGTTGCTTTGTTACTAACAACAACCATATCATGCTCAGATGCATTTAAAATCATCAACAATATTACGCGAGTTGTTGGATTATCTGAGTCTCAAAAAACAGAATTGATTAAAACAATTCAACAATCTATTCCATCTTGCCCTGTTAAAGTTGAATCAAATGTTAGATCAAAATCCAACTCATGATCAAGAGACCCAAGAAATTAAATGGAATCGAGGACTTGACTTGTTTATTGAATCTGTTCATAAACCAGATTCTGAACTTAGACAGTGCGCTCATAATCAAAAATGTTACAATGAACTCATGTATGTACGTGAGCACATGTTAGAATATCTCAAAACGTTAAGAAAATGACTTCATATACGGTTTGGTTTTTTCTTTTTGCTGTGCTTGCGTACTTTATTGTTACAGATAATAGCGTAGCAAGAGTGTTTTATATGCTCACGCAACTAGCAAGATTTCAGTATGAGAAGAACAAATGGTGGATTCTGCACAATCCAGCAAATCCTATTGTAAAGTATATGATGTGGCGCAGAGCATACAAACTTGCTGAAGAATTGCAACGAGATCTTGCAAAAAAACAAAAAGACTTATAAAATAGTAGGTGTAATTGAGGAATGGAATTATGTCCAGGACTTATCGCAATCTTGACGGAATCAACAAGTGTGCTCTTCGTAGCCCTAAAACATCAAACGAACGAAAGCACCTGATTGGTATTTTGCAAGACAGTTATTTTGAAGAATATCAAATTTCTGGTCTTAATCATCTTCATCATCGTCTATCTCATTGTCCAACAGCAAACTACGATAAAGTTGTAAGCGGGTATTATCAGGAGGATTACAAATTCGCGTAGTTTTCATTCCCTCTTCAGAGGGAATGTAGAGACAAATCATATTATTGGAGGCAACGTGACTGAAAAACAACCGAACCAATTTCGTAAATCACTCCAAGAGTGGTGGGCATCAGACTCTTATAAAGAGATGATGAAAGCAAATGAAGAAGCACGACAACGTGCTATTGGAAAATATCATATGCTATCTGAAGAAGATAAGATTGATATGGTGGAAGCAATTACTCATATTATGTGCGAAGCAGAGCGTGAAGGAATTTCTCATCGTGGGCTACAATCTGCTCTGGGAATCTATCCTGGTGGTTTTTGGGTGAATCATCTTATGGATGTACACAATGCTCTGTGGTCTTTTTATCATGATAAAAAGCAAGATCAAGAACTTAAGGATGATCTTGATTCACTTGAAGAGTTCCTTCAGGACAATAAGTAAACTGTCCACTACCCGTTGACTTTCGTGGTCGGCGGTCTTATAGTATCTGTATAAATCAAATCCCCCGATGACTTACAAAGCAACAGTCAAACTCTGCTACATCAACGATAGTGATGTAACTCCAAGTAAGTATTTTCCAGAACTTGTTGATAGGCAAACGATTACGATTGAAGCACCCGCACAAGACTTGAATACTCATCAGTATTTTGAACTCTTTAAAGGTTTTCTTCGTGCTGTTGGATTTGATGATTACGGCATTATGGATGGTGCTTGTCGTATTGCTTTCAATGATTGCAACGATGAAGCAAAGATGAAGAAACTTGCTGATGAGTATGAACTCTTTCTTGCCGAAGATTTTCGTGAAAAAATTGATGAGTATGAGACTAAACAAGATGAAGAAATCAATAAACTGAAAGCAGAAATTCGTGAGTTGAAAGAAAAACTTGCAAGAGTTCTTCCAGAACAATATGATGATGAAGATATCAAAGCAATCATTGATGAATCTACTGATGGTGGTTATAAACCTTGGGGAAATTTAGTTCCTGGTTCTAATGATGCTGTTGCCGTTGGATGTAAGTGTCCCGTGATGGATAATGCAGAGATGCCTGCTAGTCAAAAATGGGTGAATGGTGATTGTCCTCTTCATGGTACAGGAAAATGAAAGAGTTTGATTACTCACTTAACTATAAAACTTTAGATTTCTCCAATTCTGATACAAAAAAACTATATAGAATTGGACGCGGAGAGCAGGGAGTGCTCCTTGTGCGTCCATATACCGAAGATATCTGTAAGTATTGGAGGTTCAAGGATGAGACTACTGCTCGGAAGTCTGCTACTAAAATATACGAAATGTTCTTGGATTATTCACGGAAGCGTGACTTCATTGGTATGGACATGGCAAGAAAATTCCTTGAGATGGGATTTACTCGCTCCAGAAGGTATGCAAATCACAGTAGTGGAAAAAAATACTCTGAAGATGGTGAGGTATTACCCCAGAACAAAGATGCACTTACTTGCACAAAAGCAAAAGCAGCAAGAATCTTTAAACAATATAGGGATTTAGCTGCATACGATGAATCTTATATTAAAATGGGAAAATTGTGGAGGATGCAAGAATGATGAAAAAAGGAAATCGTGTTTGCTTTATTGGATGTAGTACACACCAAATTAATTGGGGAAACAATGATGACCCGAATCCAATTTTGACTGAAGGTGAGACGTATGTGATAGAATCTGTAGATGTACATGCACAACATACAAAAATTAAACTTGAAGGATATTCTGGGTGGTTTAATTCCGTATGCTTTCATGGGAGTGAAAATGAAACCAAATTTCCGTAAAGTATTGGAGATGGCCCTTGAAGAAGGTGTACGTTTCGGTTATAATAGAGCACATAAGCACGTAGAGAAACCACATGAAGATGCTGTGGTTGATTGTGTTGTGGAGGGTGCTATGAACTCTCTGTATGAATGGTTTGATTTTGAGGACAATTATGAATCTAATTAACTTTAAACACCGTGAAGACTTTGGACATGATTGGGATGTTCAATTCCTAAACATTAAAAGATGGTCACTGATTCAAACATCAGTCAGTTGGAATGATTATCCTGGATGGCCTTATCTTCAGATTACATTTGGATCTAATGGTTTTTTCAGTATTCTCTTTTGGGTATATAAGTTTGGTTTAGATATTGATATTCTCTCCCGCACTTGGAGGTGGGATCACTTGGAGACATTAGATGAGCAAGAAACTGAATTGGTTTGAGTATTATTTCGGTCACTGTTTCCAAACAGGATGGCGTGAGATGTGGAACAACTTTAAGATGTGGAGAGACCTCATTAGTGGAAACTACAAGGATTATGCTCTTCTAAAAAATGACGATCCTTATGAGGAATGTTATCAGTGGTTCTGGACGAGTATCAACCTAGATGAAACTTATCCCAAAGAGTTTCTTGAGTATCTGATGGAAATGTGTGATAGGATTGATAGAGGAGAAGAGAAAGTATATCCTCTTGATGAAGATTATATGAATAATCTGAAAAAATTGTTAGAAGATGTGGAGTTAGGGGAAGAATAATGCCTATTTTTACAGAATACTTTGATGGGTGGGGTGAAGAATGACTAAACTAATAAGGTGGGAAGAAAACCCAGACGAAATCGTGCTGGAAGAAGTAAAGATGTTTCATCTGGAAAGTATGAATGAAAGAAGTCTTTGGATTGGTGTTTATACTGAAGATGATAAGATTTACCACTTGAATATTTCTGCTGATGGTGATAAACTGAAATACTATTGGAGTGATGAGACACCTGAAGAACTGGCACAAGAACTTCCCAAAGTCCCACCAGATGCCCTATAATAGTCTCATAAGCAAAGGAACTCCAAATGTTTGATGCCTACACTGATTATCCTTTTGAGGAACTTGGTGATACTGCTAATGAGGAAGCACCCATTCGCAAATGCACCATTCTAACTTGGGACAGAAACAAGTATTGTGATGTTCTTGTTTATTTTGTAGATGGTGATGGTGATTTGCGAGGGCATATTAACAGCATCAAACAATTCTATCTTTACAAAAATGAAGCACGACTTGATGATGGGGAGCAATTTGGTGATGATGAACTCAAAACTCTTTCTTGGACTTACCGATGAACTACCTTTGCCTTGTTGATGGTGTTGTAGAATATGGTAGCACCAGTTTGAGTGATTTTGCCCACTATCAACTGGTGTATGCTGAAGAACATCGTGATGCTGATGTTCAGTATCTCACACTGACTGATGAAGAGTTTGATGCTATGTTTCCTGTGGAGGAGGGTGACTACTAATGACTGAAATTGAAAAACTAGAAGTGGAGATTAAAACTCTTC